TGTAGGGTTTCTACTACATCGTTTCCGTAATTTATGCCGTCATCTTTTGAAATTGACAATGAAACTTCGCCAGGGGGATCTGAAACACCCTGTTCCATCTGGACATTTATTCTATTTACAATAAATATGTCATTCCGTGGCGTTCTAAATCGTGGAGTTATCCGTGTTCTCGGAATGGTTTCTCCATTGTAAGTGCTAATATCTGTGCTCATCTCGTAGAGCTTTGAGTCGATAAAGCTAATGAAGTACAGCTTGTTGTCAAGAAGAACAACTTGCTTGGCAATGTGCCTGTCTTCATTTTCATTAGTTAACGTGTAGAACATTTTTGTATTGAAGTCATAAACAATAGAAAAATTATCTGAATTAAATGTTAACTGATAAAATATGTGACCATCCTGCTGAAATAAGAATCCAACAGAGTCTTGTGGGTTTGAAAGCTGAGACATTCTAAAGTCTAAACCTTCAGTTGAAATATGGATTGGCTTCCCGCCATTTGTAAAAACAATCGTAGGATTGGATTTTTCATTCTTAGCAAGCCACACAAGCATGCCAAATCCTTCGGCAATAGTTTCACGGCTAAGGGCGCCGTAATCAATCGCTAAAGAGTTTTCACGGACATATGGAAATAACGGAGGAGGTAGTCCCTGGTCATACCAGACCTCACTCGCTTTTTGCCCCATAATCCAAACTTGTCTATCAAGAACAACAGCTGCCTGCAAAATATCAGCCTTTGTTTGTAATGTTTCTTGATTTAGAGGATCCCAGATTAGACCATTATTCAAATCTGAAAGATGCCAGCTTCCATCGTTAGCAGTTGCAATAAAATATCCGTCTTGAAAATCAATAAACACAGGGACAAATGTAGTAACTACTGGAGTAAAAGCTGAAGATGAATAATTGTATATATAAATCTCACGGCCATCTTCTATCGCTATTTGGCTATTAAAGTTTTCAGTAATATGAACTGGTCCACTCGTACTGTTTAATGTCCCTACCTGTCTTGATCCAAGAAAAGACGTGATAACAAATACTTTGTCACCATAAACTACAATCAGCTCATTTAAACGAGTAGAGAGAAAAATCCCTCTCGCTTCACCTGTCTCAAAATCCAATACTTCTTCATAGCCAGAAAAGTTAACTAAAGCTGGATTGCCACTGTCATTACCAGTCACCATCATGTTGACAGTCTCAGCTGTCGTCATGTCAGGGTACCGGGCAAAAGTGGTGCCACCAACTATCCCAACGGGATACGTCTTTGTAGGTAACTTTCCAAAATTAGGCATCTATTATGGCTCCCACCCTCTACCAAGGTTAGCTTGGCCATAACCAAAGTGATTCTTGCGGAACATACTTTGACGATTAATGCTGAGATCAACACCAACCATCTTATTCATTTGCTCCTCAAGACCTCTCAGAGTTGGCTTTAACTGATCTGGAAACTCATGTCCGAAAAAGTCACAAAGCCTTTTTGCCAGAAAATATTTAAGATAACTTTTGTAGAATCTATCAAAGACAGTATCTAAGTCTTGGAACAATGTTAGCTCAGTTAATGCGAACTTGCCCGTAACTTTCATATCAAAATTTTGATCTGGTACAAAGTACAAGTAAAAACGCATACCGCCTAATTGACGTTCAGCATAATAGTGGAACGGAAGGCTTTGAATATCATCTACCCTTCCGGTTCCAAAATAACGCTTTTGAGAATCTCTAATCATTTGGTATCTAACATCGCCTATATTAAAAGTAAGCTCTGTAATATCTACCAGATTAGGAACCACATACTCTTCCTGTCCTGAAACAGTATTAAAGGTAGTGTGGCTGTAGTAAGGAATCAACGCCGAGCTAATTGACTTCTCAGCTAAAACATCATTTAAAAGTTCTAAACCATCTGCTGTCTGACTTGCTGATATCGTCTCAAAATCTCTAGACAAAATTCCAGACAAGAAATAAGCATTGTTAATTAGCTCGAGCGTATTCATCCTAAAGCTCCCTATAATGGGTATGCAATTCTCATTGAGTACTCAGGTACAAGCGTAGAACCCCAAATGACATCATTTACGAAGCCACGTTCGTTCTCAGCAAACTTAGAACCGTAGTACATACGGAAAGAAGCACCACTATCTGGATCAGTCGCATTCGCCGTTGGGAATGGAACTTCTTCAGGTAGTCTAGGTAAAGCAACAAATAAAGGCTTACCTGCGGTGATCAAACCAGCTCTATGACTTGTCAAAGCTCTAGCTTCATTACCAGCCAATGCTTCATTGATATTGCTGTTAGCACTTGTTACGTCAGAAATTAATGCTGGGAATACCTCAACGGTTGCAACACCAGCAGTCGCATCAGCATCTGCAACAACACGAGCCTGTACAAACTGTGCAGTTTGTTGATGGCCAGTGAACCCTAAGAAATATAGAGAGTTTGCAGCAGAGCCTGCGTCATAACCAGCTGTAGCAAATGTAATGATATCGCCAGCTTTATATGTGTCTACATCACTAGAAGCGCCACTCAATGTAACCATCGTACCTGTAACATCAATAGAGTCTACAGTAAGTACGTCGCCAGATTGACCAGCAGAACCAGCAGTATGAATTGGTAACAAGTTAGAGCTATAGAATTCAGCGTTGCTAAATTTACCAAGCATCCAAGAGTTAGCGATTTCATTATTTCTATCTACCGCAAATTCATTCAAGCCGCTTCCAACAACAGAAGGAATAGATACGTCACTAACGTAAACTTCAGCTTCAGCATTTGGAGAACCAAAGTTACGGAAGTTTGCCAATGCTTGAGCGTATTGTTGATAACTGTTAATTGGAGTAATCGTGTTTGAAGCAGGAGCTGGGACGTTAAAGGTACGGTACGTGTTATTAACCGCATTCTGTGCAACGTTTTGACCTACACGACTACCAAGTTCATTGATAGCAGCGCGACCAAATTTATCCATGTACTCGTCAACATTGAAAATGAATTGTTGAGCAGAGAAGCTGTACGCAACGTTTTCAGCTTGATCAACTGCCAAGTTTTGTACGCGTTGTTCTGCGCCTTGGAAGGTAGCAACCAAAGTAGAGTTAGCGATGAAACGTGGAGGTAGATCAAAAGAAACCGTATCACCCAAGTTGCCAGCAAACGTATCAAAGTTGTTAAACTTTTTGTTTGCAGTAGCAATCCATGGGTTTTGGTTGATTAGTAATGCAAGAGAAGACTCTTGATAAGTAATAACCTGTTGTAAAATATTATCAGATGTAGCCATTGTTTTATAACCTCAAATTTGTAATAAGATTTAAACAGTGGCTATTAGGTGCTTATATTAAGCTAACCATTTTTTCCGAAGTTCTGAAATAGAACCTCTGCCACTGTCACTTCCAACATTCGAGGGACGTATTTGACTAAGTGGATCTCTTGGTCGATCTTTCTGTTTTGCGAGCTCGTTGTTACGCATGGACTCAGACAATTGTCTTAATTCCTTCATAGCAACTTGCGCCATTGGGTTTGCAACCTGCTGTCCAGTATATGGATCAACTACAGGTTGAAAGCTTGAGGCCAGTTCTCGCATCTTAGATGGATTCTTCCCAAGGTGATATAAAACATCACCAGAGTTTTCTACAGAATTTGCGGCGGTCAACAATCCAGGAAAAGAAGAATAGGGGACATCCTTTGTTACGTCCTCAAAGTCTTCATATTTTGTAGCTGCTTCATCAATCTTAGTTTGTAGAGATTCCAAGGTTTTCTTGGCTTCGTTCAAAGCGGCTTCTTGCTGTTGATCTGCTTGCATCTGTTGTAGACGTTTCTCAAGTTCAGTAGAAACAGCTTGGCTAATGTCAGGCGCAACACTTGGTTGCTCTACTACATTTGGCTGTTGTTCTGGAACTTGTTCTTGCTTACGAGCAGATACCTCACGGTCTTTAGCAAGACGTGCTTGTACAATCTCATTAACTTTAGATTGAGGAATCATCTTTTCCTGAGCTGAACTCTCTACTTCCTGTGATGGAGCAGATTGAACAGGTTCAGAAACCTGATTATTAACAGTCGCTGGCGCGCTATTCTCCATAGGAGAAGCAGCTTGGCCTTCCATAGCTTCAGTCATAAATTCCCTCTTTGACTATTACCCGGTCCTGGTACACCTTCGTTAACATGCGAGTCATGGATAGTTTTAACTGATAACGCAGTCCCACTATTCCTGAGTGGGCCAGTAATGCCGTATTAAGCCTACGTGGCTAGATCAGCCATCTTCATCTATGAACAAAGCTGATCGTTTAAATGATTATACACGAACTGTGTATATGTTTGTCAACTAGTAAGACATGTTGCCTTTTTTCATGTCGCCAGTCTTAGACTTATACATTTTTTTGTTGTCAGTACCTGCGCCACTATCTCTAGCCGTATCATACTTCATGACCTTTGGTTTCATTCGGTTATGAACTTCGCTTCCGCCGGTTGTTTGCTTGCCCATTGTAGGTTTCTGAGCGTTGATTGAGTATCCTTTACCTTCTGGCATTTCCTTATCTCCTAAATATCAAAGTTTTTAGAAATCATATCCATCTGATGCTCAGCTATTTTTAGCTGATGATCAGACTGTTTAATAGCAAGCTCTGCCGCAGTTCTATCGGCTTCATTCTGAGCTTCCTCTAATCTAATTAGAGCGTTAGTACGCATCTGCATGGCCTCTTCTGCCATCTTCACCTGTTCTTGTCGTAACTTCTCTTGAGCTACGGCAAAATCACCTTGCTGTTTCTTAGCCTGTAGCTGCAGTTTTTGTTGCTCAATCTGGACTTGCGCTTTAAGCATCTCCATTTGAGGATTCTGTTGCTGCGCAGACTTCTGTTCCATTTCCTGCATAAACTCTTCAGACATTTGTTTCAACTGTTGCTGACCACGGATGTCTACGTTGTCTATCAGAATTGGTAGGCCTTTAGCCTCAACCATCGCTTTGAATGACTCAGATACCCTCATGAGCTCAACAATTGTTTTCAATGATCTGTTCTTCTGAACATCAAAGTTAGCCCCGGCCCTCAAAGAAACCATCAGGTCATTACCTGTGAAATCCATCATAATTGGCTCTTGAGACTGTTGGTTATTAATGGTCACATATTCACGCTTACCATCTGGCGAGACAACAGGAATAGTTCTAAGTGTCTTGTAGTATTTAGGAAGTAAACTAACAATGATCTTAGCTACTTGGTTAAGTGACGCTATATAGTTAATAACATACGGCATAGCCGCGTTATTGGACTG